GTTCGCCGATGGCGGCGCCGCCGCCTTTGCCACTGTCAAACAGGGCTGCTTGTGCTGTAGCCATACTACAAATCTCCTTATTTTTTCGAATTGGACATGAGGAAATTGACGGCATCGTCAAGTTTCCCGGTTCTGGAGAGCCGATCGAAAGCTTTTCCGCTCGACCTAGTCGCATTGCTCTTACGTGATCCAGGCTGGCCACTCTTTGCCGATGGAGGAGCCCGTTTAACCCGTTTTGCCTCGGCGCCCTTGGACATCAATGTGTCGAACTGCCACGCTTTATGCAGGAGCTCGACAGCCCTGGCGTCGATTACCGTGTCGACCTCTTCCTGAGAAAAGCCGACGCTAGTAGCGTATTCAGCCAGAGATCCCCGCTCCTTGTTCGCGGTCGCGGTGTCCCTCCAGCCGGGTATCCGCTCCAGGAGGTTGTTCCGCTGCACATCAAGTTCTTTTTCAAGGGTGACTTGCTGCTCGGCGTGATGTTGTTGCGCCAGCACGTTTTGCCGGCTTTGCAACATCGAAACCTGTTCCCGCTTCTCTCGCCACTCATCTCGCTTGGTGAGATATTCAAACGGGTCTTCCTGCTTGAGCGCCGCCCAATCGGGTTCTGGCTCTGATTGGCTGAGTTTCTGCTGAATCATCGCAAGTGCCTGAGCGTACTGAGCACGCTCACTCGCCGCTTGACCTGCCTCGGCTTCCAGCGCTTTTCGCTGATCGGCCAGAGCCATAGTCTTTCGGCGGTAGTCCGCTTCCCGCTGATAACCTTTTGCTGCTTCTTCAAGGGTGACACGCTCGGTCTGGCCATCGATGGTTACATCGATGTACTCCGCTGGTTCCTCGTCCTCGTCAGGCTCAGGGTCATCGTCGTTGGCAGTGTCGACCTCGAACTCCTCGGCGTCGTCGGGTTCTACCTCCTCCGCTTCGTCGCGCTCGATCGCGGCCGCAACTTCATTGGCCTCCAGTTCGTCGTCCGTCGGATTATCCATTTCTGGGTCCAGGAGATTCGCTGCGTCGTCTAAGCTCAAGCTGCCCTCGGGCGTGGCTTCGGCCATGGTGGTCTCCGTCGTTCTGGTGCCGGCACATCACTGCGCGAGCGTCAGGCTGCCTTACAGGCGTGGCCTAAGATAATGCCGTCTTGGTCATGGCGTCGCGCTGGCTGGCTGCGAGCGCGCCGGTCCGAATGAATTGCTCTAGATGGCCGCGCACTTCACGTAGCGCCGCCAGGTATCTGTAAATGGTTTCACGGTCGCCGGCCTCGTTGAGCGGCGAATCCTTCCAAGCCTCGGTGTAGTATTCCTCTAGCCCGATGAACGCCTCAATGAGCATAGGGTCGCGCATCAGCGTCGATGCCCTAGCCGCTCGGTCCATCTCCTCGTCGAGCGTCATCATCACCGGCTATTCATATTAATGTTGCCCTGGCCACCGGGGAGGCCGGCAGCCATCTTGATCGCCTCCAGCTTGGCCTCTTCCACTAGCTCGGCTCGGCGGAGCTCGATTTTACCAACGGCGATCTCACGCTGCACTGCAAGGTCGCCCTCCATTTTGGCGCGAGCCAATTCCATCGAGGCCCGCAGCTTTTCCCGTTCCAACTCAATGCGCGCGCGGCCCTCTTCGATCTTGGCTTGAACCTCCATCTGCTTCGCCTGAATGGTCGCTTGGGCGACCGGGTCGATTGGCGGTTGCTGCTGTTGCTGCGCGGCCTCTTGCGCCATCTGCTCTGCAAGCTGCTCGACCTCGGCAGGTCGGTTGATGAAAGCCTCGGTCGCCTTGAACCCAGCGGCCTCGATCATTTTCTCAAGGGTCGCGGCATACTGCCCCAAGTTGACCAACGGGTTCTTCGGTCCCAGCGTCTGTAGCAGTTGCTCCTGCTTGGCCGCGATCATCGATAGAAACTGCATCTTCTCGGCGGTCTGCCCGGTTCCCAGCCCGACGTTGACCGATAGGTCCATCTCCGCATCCCAGCCGCTAGGGTCGATCGGCACGAACTCGTTACGCAACCGGATCGTTTTCGGCTCGTCCTGGTACGTCGTGATTAGACGCAGGATGATCCGAAACAGATCCTTGACGCCGGTCTCGGCAAACACTCGGGCGATCATCTCAATTTGGCTCTGGGCGCCGCTTACCGTAGCGGCCACAGCCGTGGCGGTGGCGCTCTGAAGCGCGTTGGCGTCTAGGCCCATGCTGGCTTTGCTGATGCCCGTTCGCTGCTCCTTGACCTGGTCCATGTAGCTGAGAACAGCCATGGCGTCCCGGCCGACCTGGGGGACGGTGAGGGGCTGGACGGCTCCCATCTGGCGGACACGAACAATGCCGCCAGGCCGGTTGGTCATCAGGTCGTCAAGGTTGGTGGCGCCTTCCAGAGCCAACACCCTCGAATTGTTAGTCAAATAAATGTTGTCTAAGGTGCTTCTGAGGAGAGCCGATTTCGTCAACTGGATATCAAAAAGCTTCTCCGCAATGCTCTGGCCTATAGCGCGATGCGGCATCAAGACCGGCGACAGTAGCGCGAACGGCGGCACATCAGAGTATTCATTACGAACGACGTGGTAATCCTCGCCGATGGTGCAGATGCGCCGGTTCTCCGCGATGCCATCATCGTCCGCATCGACCTTCATCCAACACTCGGTGTAGATCACCTCGCGCAGCGTATCGTCTGCCGGGTCGTTCTCCAGGCCGCCATCCAGGTCTTGGAAACGGCTCTGTCGCTCCTGGCTATGGATCTCGTCGGCCGAGCCGGCGTAGCTCTCCACCTCATCCGCGTCATAGCCCATTGCCACCAGGTCTGAGATCGTCACAAGAGTCCGATGGGCGACGAACCGAGCGTCGTCCAAACTCTTGGCACGGGTGTCGATCAGGAACTCTTCTGGAGCCACTAGATCCAACCGCACGCGACCCTTACGGATGCGGCGCTTGATGGACACGTCGTATTCAGAGACCTGCTCTTGCATTTCGGCGCCGCCCTCCAGGGCGACCTGCGCCTCCTGGATAATCCGCACATCCTGGCTGATGATGTCGACGGTGTCATCGGCCAGCAAAGCCTGTAGCTCCAGATCAGTCAGGCCCTCGAATTCCCTCTCCTGGACGGTTTCCTTTTCCTCCCAGCAAGCTTTGATTACTCCAACCTTGTTGAGCAGCGCGTCCTTGAACCAATCGTGCATCAGGCGAAATCCGCCGTTCTCGCTCTCCACAATATAGTTAGCTAGGTCGGTCGCCTGTTCCGCCGCCTTTACGTCCTCGGGGCCGCGCGGCACGAACCTGACGTAATCCGAGCTCGCGAAGATCCGCATAAGTTGCGGCATCATGTGGTCGATCACCTCGCTCAAGTCGCGGCTTACGACCTGGCTGCGACCGACCTCCTCGTTCCCAAAATTCTCGCCGTGGTAATATTGAAGCGCCTTAATCCGCTCGTCGCTGAACGTGCTGTCGGCATAGTTTAGCGCTTGCTCGACCTCGCTCTGGACGATGTTACGCAGGTCGTCGTCATCCATCATGGTCATGCGTTACCGTCGCCGCCGTCGTTGCCGTCGCTGCCGCCGCTGTCGCTGCCGCCGCCAGAGCCGTCGCCGCCGTCGCCCGGACCACCGTCGCCTTCGCCACCGTCGCTGCCACCAGACTCATCGATGCCGCTGAATCGTGCGCGCAAGATGCTTTTAATCGCCTGTTCGGAAAGTTTGCTGCCGTCAGGCTTGATGTAGTCCCCCATTTTGGTGACCGTTTTCCCGTCAGGTGAGACCATGCTCAACAGACCAGAATAAGCGGCGCCGGGCCGCGTGTCGTAGGTCGGGCCACCCGTTCCCATGCCCGCAAAGTCAAACATCGACATAGCCGAGATCGGGTCTTGATTGCCAAAGTTCGCTTGGCCAAGAGCCGCCTGGAGCCCCATGATGTCCTCAAGAGACCACTCGCCGGCGCCTTGGGGTGGCTGTGCAACGGGCGCAACGCCGCCCTGGTCCTCGGTTGCGTAGATGCCGCTGGGCTGGGTTGGCTGGATTAGCGTCTGTTCTCCGGTGGGGTTCATTAACTGCAACGAGGGCTGCTGCGCCGTGCTGCCTGCGAGGTTCGGGTTGGGCATCCCCGGCTCCCACCAAGCTGGCATAGCCATGTGCCGCGTCTGGCCCCGGTTATCTTGAACCTGGCCTCCGCCTTCTCGGTAAGGCTGCCCCTGGTTTTGAGTCGCGGGGTTATAAGGCTGCCCCTGGTTTTGAGTCGCGGGGTTATAAGGCTGCCCCGAAAGATTTTGGACGCCCTGGAGTTGCCCCCCA